GGTTCGCAGCAGCGCAGAATTCGCCTTGTGCGAGCATTTTCAAATTGATGTCAACGACAACACCCCATGAACAAAAGACACGTTAGCCAAAGCCATTGTGCTGAGATCTTCGGAGTACACCGAAACACAGTAGCGAACTGGATCAAGCAGGGTTGCCCCTTCGTTCAGAAGGCTAACAAAAAGCAGGGTAAAGACTGGGTTCTTGATACTGCAGATGTTGCACAGTGGCGAGCAGATAAGGCTGTGCAAGATACAGTGGGTGATACCGAGGCTGCAACCGAGGACGAACTTAGGCGCCGAAAGCTTGCGGCTGATACACAACTTGCTGAATTGGAGGTTGGGAAAAAACGAGGCGAGCTAATACCGAAAGACGAAATCGACAAAACGCTTTCTGCATTGGCTATTGCTACCAGAACCAGATTGCTATTGGTTCCAAGGCGTTGCGCTACCCAGTTGATAGGTAGAACCAACGAAGCTGAGATAAAAGAGATTATCGAAGCTGAGCAACTTGAAGCGCTAAGTGATGTTTCTCAATTAGTCATAGATGATGAATGATAGTTATGACTACCGGCCAATACTCAGGAATATCACTCGAAACTGCTTAGAGCATTTCAAACCCCCAGAGCCGTTATTGCCATCACAATGGGCAGAACAGCATTGTAGAATTCCAGCAGGCAACGCTTTGCCGGGTCCGGTTAGGTTTGCGAACGCACCTTACCAAGTAGAACCGCTTAACATGACAGCGGATCCAAACTGTCACCGCATTACTGCGATGTGGGGCGCACAGGTTGGCAAGACTCAGATGCAACTTATGGCGATAGGTTATTTTATCGCGCATGAGCCAAGCAGCATCATGTTGATGCAACCAAGCCAGTCAGACTTCAATACGTTTCTTAACGCGAAGTTCGATCCGATGGTTGACGGAACGCCAGCACTTTCTGAGAAAGTTGCAAAGCCGCGTTCACGTGATGGTGTGAATAACCAGACAATGAAAAGCTATCCCGGCGGCTTTCTTATGGGTGCTTGGTCTGGTTCACCAAAAACAATGCGTGGGCGCTCAGCACCTAAAATCATTTGTGATGAAACAGACGGTTATGAACGAACACAAGAGGGTCACCCCGTTTCGCTTATCTGGCAACGTGCTGCAACGTTTGGTGATCAACGCTTACTTTTTGAAACATCAACACCCACCATTAAAGGTGAGTCGCACATTGAATCCAGCTTTGAAGCTGGTGATAAACGCCGCTGGTATGTTCCTTGTGGTGATTGTGGGCATAAGCAGTACCTTAAGTGGGGCCAAGTTAGCTGGCAAAAAGACGAGAGCGGGGAGCATCAACCTGAAACCGCAGTTTACGTTTGTGAAGAATGTGGATGTGCGTGGGATGATGGCGCGCGCTATCAAGCTATTCGTAAGGGTGAATGGATAGCTGAAAAGCCATTTAGAGGGCATGCCAGCTATCACTTGCCAGAGTTGGCCAGTGCCTTCAGAAAGCTGAAAGACATTGTTATTTCTTTTATTGAAAAGAAAGCAATGGGTGATTTGCAAACCTTCACCAACGTTTCACTGGCTGAGACTTGGGAAACAGAAGGTGCAAAGCAAGACCCAGAAGTGCTTTATACACGCCGTGAGCATTACGCCGCCCCCGTTCCTAATGGGGCTGTACTTGTTACCGCAGCGGTAGATACCCAAGATGACCGCCTAGAAATCCAGTATGAGGCTTGGGGCGAAGGGCAAGAAAACTGGAAAATTGATTTCGAGATATTGCGCGGCGATTTGAACAAGCCAGATATCTGGCGGCGGTTGGATGCAGCGCTAGATAGGCGGTTTGAGCACGAAAGCGGTGTGATGTTAGATATTGCTGGCACCACCATTGATACTGGCGGTCACTTCACTCAACAAGTTTATGATTACGTTCGTCAGCGCGGTTACGGCATCTTTGCAATTAAAGGTTCCAGTAATAAAGATGCGCCTTTAGTCGGCAGGCCCAGCAAAAACAACTTGGGTCGAATAAACCTGTTCCAGCTAGGAACGCACAAACTTAAACAACAAGTAATGCAGCGAGCGGGAATTTTAGAACCCGGCGCTGGTTACATTCATTTCCCCGTTAGCGATCAGTTCGATAAAGAATGGTTTCTTCAGTTCACTTCTGAAGAACTAGTAACGCGCTATGTAAAAGGGGTTCGAAAAGAAGAATGGCGCAAGACTCGACCAAGAAACGAAGCTTTCGACTTAAGCGGTTATAACTTGGCGTGTCTTTACATACTCAACCCCGACTTTGAACAGTTGCGGCATGAGATAGAGCGCCAGCAATACAAATCAGAAGAACCGAAATCAACGCCCACTTCAAACAGTGGCGTCGGTGGTTGGTTGAACACATCAGGTGGCAGTTGGTTATGACAGATTCACAAGTAATGCTCGATCTTTATCTGCAGGCTGAAAAAGATGTATTGGCAGGCAAGAACGTTACTTTCCGCGGTGAAACTGTTGGCATGGAAGATCTTGAATCAATCCGTAATGGCCGAAAAGAATGGGAACGAAAAGTTCGTGATGAAGCCAACGGTAACCGCCCTTACTCACTAGCGAGCTTTTCATGAATTTCCTTGATAAGACAATTCTTGCCTTTGCTCCAAAGTGGGGCGCTGAAAGGTTAAAGCACAAGGCTATTGCTCAGCAGTTTATGAACTACGATGCAGCCCAGCCTGGCAGAACCCGAAAAATGAAAGTTGATAACCGTTCTGGTGATACGGCGGTTAGAGGTGCGGCAACATCAATACGCGGTCAAGCACGATACTTAGATGAAAACCACGATTTAGTTGTAGGCCTGCTCGATAAGTTAGAACAGAAAGTTGTAGGTCCAAAGGGTATATCTGTTGAGCCAATGCCTCTCACCGTAGCAGGCGAGAAAGCAGAAGAATTTGCTCAGCAAGTTTCACGCTTCATTGATGAGCTATCACTCGCGCCAGATACTACCGGCGAATATTCTCGTGCTGAAATGGAGCGCTTAGTTTGCCGCTCTTGGTTGCGTGATGGTGAGTGCTTCGGAAAATTTGTTGAAGGTAACGTTGCCAACTTTAATCACAACACTCGCATTCCATTAAGTGTTGAATTGTTAGAGTCTGATTTTTTACCGATGGATGACCTCATTGGTGATCGAATCATTCAAGGCATCGAGCGTAATAACTGGGGGCAGCCCCTAGCATACCATTTTTATAAAGAGCATCCGGGCAGTGTTTACGGGTTCAATACAAATACTATTGCGGTACCAGCTGCAAGAGTAATGCACTTAAAGCACACAAACCGCCTAAGACAAGGCCGTGGCGTTTCTATCCTACACGCTGTTATCACTCGCCTTGAAGATTTGAAAGATTACGAAGAATCAGAACGCGTAGCGGCTCGTATATCTGCGGTTCTGGCCGCTTACATCAAACGTCCTGATGGCCCCGGCGCACACAAGCCAAATAGTGATAGAACTTTCCAAATGGCGCCCGGCATGGTGTTTGATGGATTAATGCCAGGTGAAGAAGTGGGAACGGTTGAAAGTAATCGCCCAAGCACACTACTGCAGCCGTTCCGTGATGCGATGTTACGCGCTGTTGCTAGCGGTACCAGAAGCACATTCTCTAGTATTTCTGGTCAGTATGACGGTTCTTATTCTGCCCAGCGTCAAGAAATGGTTGAAGGCTACGCTGGTTACGAAGCGCTTCAGCAAATATTCATTGCTAAATGGTCACGCCCGTTCTACCGCAAGGCTTTAGAAATAGGTATCGCTTCAGGAATGCTAGACGTTCCCGCCGATCTCGATATGAACACATTGTACAACGCTGTTTATATCGCGCCAGTAATGCCTTGGATTGACCCAGACAAAGAGACAAAAGCGCACGAACGCCAAGTTAAGGCTGGCTTTAACACTGAAGCTAACGTGATCCGCTCTAAAGGGCTAAACCCGCAAGAAGTTAAGAAGCAGCGAGCTCAAGAAATTAAAGAAAACGAAGAACGTGATTTGGTGTTCAGTTCTGATGCTCGCCACGAAGTTCAGCAACCCACAGTACAACAAGGGGCAGATAATGCCGGAAACTAACCAAAATTGGTACGAGTTCAAAGCGCTCGAAAATGGTGCTACTGAAATCTACGTATACGATGAAATTGGCTTTTGGGGCATTACTGCGAAAGACTTCGCTCGTGACCTAAAAGAGTTAGACCCTAAAGGTGAAATCAATCTACGCATTAATTCACCGGGCGGTTCTGTTACAGACGGAATTGCTATTTACAACCTTCTTAAAAACCACAAAGCGAAAGTGAATACTTTTGTTGATGGCCTAGCCGCTTCAATGGCTTCAGTTATCGCAATGGCTGGTGACACAATTACCATGCCAGAAAACGCCTTAATGATGATTCATAACCCTTGGGGTGGCGCAATGGGCGATGCTGATGAACTTCGAAAAACGGCTGATGTTCTCGACAAAATGAAAACTGCTCTGGTTTCAGCATACGTTAATAAAACAGGTTTAGATGATACTGAAATTGCCAACCTGATGACCGCTGAAACATGGATGACTGGCGCTGAAGCGCTAGAAAAAGGTTTTGCTACACAGATTACTGATGAAGTTAACCTTCAGGCCTCTTTCGATACATCCAAATTAAACCAATTCAAGAACAGCGTGAAAGAGAAGTTTTCACCTGTTAGTGAAACCAGTTCAACCGTGACGATTAACGTTGAGGTTGCTGGCTTAGATGAAGCTGAAAAGCGCATTAAAGACATCCAATCTAGCGTTAAAACATCGGCCAATGCCGAAATAACTAATGAGGAAATTGTTATGTCTAACGACAAGCAAACCCCGGCTACAAACGTGGTCGATGAAGAAGCAATTGCTAATTCAGCCGTTGCTAAATTTAAAGCAAAAGAAGCGAAGCGCAAAGAGGGTATCAACTCGCTTTTCGCTAGCTGGAAGCACATTCACCCTGAGTTACTTCAGAATTGTCTGGAAGATGAAGAGTGCACTAAAGAAATGGCTGGTGCTAAGTTGCTTGATGCACTTGGTAAAGAGCAAGCACCCCAGAAAGGTGGGTTCAATGTTGCCGCTCACGCTGGGAACGGTAATATCACTAAAGACTCTATGGTTGCCGTTCTTAAGGCTCGTGCAGGCGTTAAGACAGCGGATGGCGAACTTACCAGCGATAACCCATACCGTTCTATGAGTTTGGTTGAAATGGCGCGTGCATCTTTGACTGATGCAGGTGTTGGTACCGCTTCTTTAGGTGATCGTATGAGCCTAGTTGGTGCAGCATTTACGCATAGTTCAAGTGACTTTGGCACAGTGCTAGCCGATGTGGCGCATAAGACAATGCTTAAAGGCTACTCTGAAGCACCAGAAACATTTGACCGCTGGACTCAGCGCGGTTCACTTTCTGACTTTAAGATCACTAGTCGCGTAGCGCTTAACGATATGAAGTCTCTTGAAAAAGTGCCAGAAGGTGCTGAATTCAAGTATGGCACAGTGGGTGAGCGTGGTGAAAAGATTGCACTTGCTACTTACGGTAAGCGTTTCTCTATTACTCGCCAAGCAATCATCAATGATGATTTAGGCGCGTTTACTCGCATCACTCAGCTAATGGGTGCCGCGGCTCGCCGCACAGTAGGTGATTTGGTTTATGCAACACTAGTTGATAATCCAGCTATGTCTGATGGTAAAGCTTTGTTCCATGCTGATCACAGCAACTATGTCACCGGAGCTACCTCATCACTTTCTGTAGATTCATTAACTAAAGCTCGCACAGCGATGCGAACGCAGAAGTTAGCAAAAGGTAAGGCGCTGAACATCACGCCAGAATATTTGATTGTTCCTGCGGCCCTAGAGACTGATGCAGAAATGCTTATGAACGATACGGTTTACCCTGGCAAAAACAACAACCAGCGTAACCCGGTTGCAAACATGGCTGAAGTGGTTACCGAAGCGCGTTTGGACGAAAGCAGCGCCGATGCATGGTACTTATCAGCAGGCGGCATGTATGACACTATCGAGGTTGCTTACCTAGATGGTAACGAGAACCCATTCCTTGATCAGATGCAAGGCTGGTCTGTTGATGGTACTGATTTCAAAGTGCGTCTTGATGCTGGTGTATCACCGCTAGACTTCCGCACTATGTCTAAATCTACGGGCGCAGCGTAAGCTGCCCCTCTCGCTAGAGGATTAATGAAATGAAGAATTTCGTTCAAGAAGGTAACGTTCTTGGTTTTACAGCCCCATCAGGTGGTGTTAAATCAGGTAAGCCAGTGAAAATTGGTT